CTTTGGATCTAACGCTTTTGCAATAGGCGCAACAATTGCACCAAGCATAGTTGCATAGGCTGGATGAATGTCAGCCACTATTGCTAGGGCAACTGTAATTCCACTAGCTGCCACAGCTCTCAAATATGACTTAATTGCTGCTTTGTGTTTTTTAGATAGTTTCATTAATTGCCTTTCAGTAGTGGGATGTCGAACTCTGCTTTGTTATTGTCTTGATCTTTTTTGAAGCTAATATGTATGTGGTGATCGTGTGGCGAATAGCCCTTATATTTACGCCAGCGCCAATTAAGCACCGGACTTGCAATTTTGCCTAAATGAATTACATAACTGATACGGCCTTGAGATTTCCCATATAATCTAATTTGATCTGCCAAATATGCTGAAAGCCTTTTGTCGTCAGATAACCGAGCAGAAATGTCAAGCCCTCTAACGCATCCTGTTTTTGGGTCAGGGTTGTGGTCTGACTTGGTGGCTCGTTGCATATGTGCCACAGAAGCCAGCCATCCATCACTTTTACGATCCCTGTCTGGATAACACTCATTGACTTGATCTCTGAATGTTTCAGCAGCTTTAGATAACCAAGGCTTCATTAGCCAAGTAGCAATTTTGCTTCGTCAGCAGTAATGCCAAGTCTGTCAAGTAATGCTTGCTTTTCGGTAGCCTTTGCTTCGGCTTCGGCTTTTTCTGAAATTGCATTAGTAGCATCTAATTCCATCTGAGCAATTTCCTCAGCGTTTGCATCTCGAACTATTTCCTCACCAGTTTCACAATTAACAATTTTAACTTGCGGTGTATTTGTTTTACCCATTATTTAACTCCGTAAAGTAGGACTGTTCCTGATGTAAAATTGCCAGTGCTTAGAAAAAACTGTAATGATGAAATAGCCGATGTCTGATTGTAAAAACCAAATGTTGCTCTGTAATTAAAAGATGTTGTTGTTGTAGCGTTATTGACGGCAGAATAAGTATCGCACATTTTCCATGTTGTTGTATTTTTGTAATCTGGAATTGAAACATAATGCAAACTTTGAGTAACTGCATTATCGCTTGAGATTGAAAGTCCTATGTGGTCTTGACCATAAGTATTAACACTCGCTACTGTTTCATAAGTTATTCCTTGATGCCTGTTTGCTGTGGTGTCACCATTAAATCTCATTCTTAAATTAGCAGAATCCGTTGCAGGTAAGAAATTTCTCACAATTACAACCAAATCATTATAGGTTGCAGGTATTGATGAAAGAGTTATAGATGCACCTGTCAAAGTAGTCGTGCTAATTAAAGTCATACCACCTGCTGAAATTGTTGTCCACTCAGGAGCAGTTGCACCAGAATTTACAGTTAATACTTGACCAGCAGTTCCAATTCCAACTCGGGCTTTAGCAGTTGAAGTTGTGTAATAATCAACATCGCCAGCAGTAGTTCCCGGATTTAAGGCTTTAACTGTTGTGTCAGCAGATGATCCAAGTGTGCGAATTGCTGCTGCACCATCTTTGACCAGCGCGGTATCGTCTGGAGTGCTCCAGCTGTAATTAGTAGTGGTTGCCATATTGTCCTATTCCTATGAGATTATTGTAGCGTATTCCCAAGTCAAACTTGGGTCTATTGTGTTCCATGCCTCGGTGGCTGGAGTTGTATTCCAACGCATCGCCACTTGGCTAAATGCGACTGGGGAAACATTTATTGTGAGAAACAGTTCATTAAACCTAGTGCTCCACGACCAGCCCTCAACATAACCTTCAAAATCTCCACCTGATATTTGGGTCGGTAGGTTTTGAATATGAACTGGCATTCCCATAAATACAGCTAGTAAATCATCCCGATCTGCGTTATCAATTTCAGGGTTAGTAATTGGGAATGTGATCGATTGAAATGCTGGGATTGGATAGGCTCTTTGGGCTATGTATCGGTCGGCAATAGCCTGAGCATCAACAGCACCTTGAACCCTTGAGTTAATGCTTTCGGCTTTGTAGCCATATAAGGCAATTGAAGCTGCATCTGTGGCAGTAACTTGTGAATTGTAATTGTTGCCATAATTGATATAAATATCATTACGAACATCTGCTGATCTCATAATTGTAGATAAGCCAGCACCTAACGCATGGCGAGCATCTAGTTCAACATATCCATTAACTAAAAGATAATTCTGTCTGTGGTCTGCATCTGCATAACCGATATTGCCCTGATTGTCTTCATAAATATAACCAAATGCTGAATTAGCAATATCTGAAACTATATTGTAAATAGTGTCCACAGTTGTAGATTGAGCGGTCATGGTATAAAGACCCGGCTGATCTATTTCACCAAGTCCTAAATTGACTGCATCTTCCCAAGTTTCGGTTGCGTTGTAAGTTGCCCATGTTGAAGCTGCTGGCACATCGTTCCAAGTGCCAAGTAATATGCTAGACAAAATCTCATATATTTGGTTGCCGTCCTCATCTTGAGAAATGTTGTCATCCCAAATTTCTTTAGTTAATTTTGTTAATGTTCCCATCGCCAAAAGGGTGTATTGAATAACTGTTGCAATTTGACCAGTTGCACCTACTGAAACAGTTACATCTGTTAAATCTCCACCAAATAAACTTACATAAGATCCAGTTGAGTCTTTTATTTGTAAATCAAAACTATCGTTTATTTCAAAAGGTAAAGTTTGGTTATTTAATGCAACCAGCGTAACTTGCATATAAGAAGGAAGTGGCTGTTGGTAGATGTCAGATCGACCTGCTGTATGCTGAACATCTGAAATAGTTATGTCAGTATAATCAACTCCACCGACAGTTAATTTCCAATCAGGTGTAAAAACTGTCATTATCTATCCCTTAGAGCAGTTACACTTCTCGCTGATTGGCTGTTTAGATAATTTGCAACAGTTCGAGCAGTTCCCTCAGGATCTAATGCCCCACTAATTGTAATGTTATTAATTTGACCCATACCACGACCACCAAAAGTTGATCCGCTTGGAGTTGGTATATTTTCAAATCCCGATCTAGCAGATGGCGCAGGATTAGATAATTGTCCCAAATTTACTCCCGGAATCAGATTTAATACTTTTGCTAATTCATTTGCTAAAGATATGACTAAACCAATTGCCTCTCGAAGGAATGTGATAAATCCTTGAACAACACCGATAGCCCCAGCAATTGACTTTCCAAAACTTTCAGCATCTTTTTGAGTTTGAGTAAATCCTGAACTTAATCCATCTTCTCCAGTTAATCCTGCAATAAAAGCATTAAGGCTTGGGATACCTGTTTCATTTAAGAATCCAATAAACTTTTCAATTTCAGGTAGTAAGGCTGTGCCAAGTGATTCTTTGGCTTCATCAAATCCTACTTTTAGGCGATCTATCTTTCCTTGAAAGGTTTCAGCATTTGTAGCTGCTGCGCCACCATAAAGATCAGCAAGTTTTTGTTGAACTTCAGTAAATGATAATGTTGCAAGTTCAGCTTTAGATAATCCAAGACCTAATCTGCCAAGTGATGTTTGATTGCCGTCTTGAGCACGACCTAAAGCATTTGTAACAGTTTCTAAATCTTTGCCTGATGCTGCGCTAATATCTAAAGCAAGGGTTAATAATTTTTGAGCTTCCTCTGTGTCTTTTGTAGATACTGCCAATCTCTGTAATGCTGGGCGAAGTTTGTCATCGGCAACACCAGTTGCTAAAGATGTTTTTAGGATCATGTCCTCAGTAGCCTTTATTTGGGCATCAGTAGCGCCTGTGGCTTGTCTTAGGGCATTGGCTAGCCTTAACTGTGCCTGCTCATCCTCTATCGCACTCTTGACCCCATCGATGGCTAATTTGCTGGCATATGCAACGGCAGCAGCAGCAGCAACGGCAAATGCAGCAGCAGCCTTCTTTCCAAAATCTGCAATTCGACTTGAGTTAGTTTCGACAGCCTTGTCGGCTTCGCCTAACTTCTTTTTTAAGTCATCAACATCAGCAAGGATTGATAATTTTAATGTGCGATTACCGGTAGCCATTAGACCCATTCCTTAATGATGCGAGTAAAACTTTCTTCCCACTTATTAATCAATTCAGGCTGAATTCTGCGAAGGGTTGGATAAATGAACCATCCGCGAGATCCACGACCTGACCGCCCAGAATATGCAGGGAACTGTTTGAATTTATTTGAACCAAACTCAATGCCACCCCATAAGGTTTGCGTAGTAGCACCACCTGAAAATTTTTGGCGTGCGAATCCATAACTGAATTCACCGATCTTGCTTGACTTAGAGATGCTAACGCCATCCGCGACTCTCTGCGCAACTTTGCCAGCCTTTGTTCTTTGTCCAGCTGCTTGCTTAATTTCCTCTGATGCAAAATACGCCAGAGCAGCAGATTGACGGCGTGCTTCATCAGTAGCTTGTTCATCCATAAGTTTGAAAGCCTTGTAAATATCGCGCAGATCTTTTTTATCGTATGCAATTGTTTCACTTGCCATACCTCTGCTCCAATACTTCGATAGCTGTTAAAATGTCGTCTGAATCAACCCATTCACTCATTGGAATTTGTGTGGCTATTGCCAACTCAACCAATAATCTACTTAGGCTTCCTGCTGGGTGGCTTTTGGGTTTGCATCACCGACTATTACATCGCTGACTGTTTCCATCCAAGCCTCAAATGGTTTAACTGGCTTTCCAGCAGCTTCGCGCTTCTGAGCGTTGTATGCTAAAAACATTAAATCCCACATGCCAAGTTTTTCTTTCGCTTGACTTATGGTGTTGCCAGTTGTCTTTTCCCATTTTGCCCACTCAGGCGGTTGGGCTACATAAGTGGCTTGCTCGCCTGAGTTATATTCAATTGTAATTGGTAACTTCATTTTTTGCTCCCGTTTCTATTTCTTAACTAAATGTTTCGGTTACTTCACCCTTTGAAACTGTAAAGGTGAATGAAACTTCCTGTGCATCAATTCCCGATCCACCAGCTGTTGGAAACTCTGGCTTTACTGGAAACACAAATTGTGCTCCGGTTGCAGCTGTAAGTGTGATTGAAATATCGGTATCAGGAGCAGTTTCGGCTGCTGTCCATAGTGCCTCACATACTGAGTTTGCCTTGCCCCAATCTGCCAGCATATCCAATTGGAATGTGCCAGAGATATTGGTGGTCTTGTAAGCCTCGCCATCAAGTGTTTGATACACCTGACGCTCATTTACTTTTGTTAGTACTGCATTAGTCGCTTGTGCTTCGATGTCTGTTCCACCTGAGAAAGACAGCGAAATATCACGACCGGTAATTACTACGGTTGCCATGATTACTCCTTAGACGGTTCTTGTGTAGTAGGTAGAAACTCGAACATCTGCGATTAGCAGAGTACTTGCTCCAACTTGTGTGACGGTTGGTCTTTCGACCGAGCTGACAATATATCCTGCCGGAATGACTGCCAGAACACTAATAAGCAATTGCTCGATATTGTCGAGTGATGCTGGATTGCTGTTATATGCAACTGCAACTGTGATGGTCATGTTGATCTTTGCACGAATGTTAGATTTATTAATTGTTTCAAATTCTAGGTATGGTGAATCAGGTACAACTACCACAGCTGGCGGGATTACTGTTTCAGGCACAAATGAATAAACATTACCGGCAACGCTAGATAATGCAGTTGCTAAAGGTGTGCGAACCTGTTCAAGGATTGTTTGGTTAGGCATTATTGACAAATACCTTCAACATCTACATAAGGCCCGAGAATTCCAATTACGCGTGAGTATAAACTGCGACCCATTCTGTATGGTGTAGCTGTAAAATCAACGCCTTCAATTTGTCCGCCTGCTGCAACTCTTGATTGGAATACTTCAACCGAGATTGCAAAAACTGCTGATCTAACTGATTGATTTC